ATTCTGATTACTTCTAGTGCTATTCTTTAGTCGCCTGGATATTTTGTTCAATGTCTGATTTATTCGACGCCGATACTTTTAATGAAAGCGATAGCTCTTCTGAATTGCAACACGAACGTGAACAGTTCGCGTTTAATGACGCCGATGCAATTTTGAATTCGCGCATTTTATCAAGTAGAAGTTACATGAAAAATGGAGGAGGGGCAACTTCTGAAACAGATAAAGAGTTTGAATTGCTGAAGTTTTTTCTTTCTTGTGGTTCGGGAAGATCAGTAACATACATTGCAAATACATTTAATTTACAAGATAGTAAAGTGCTAGCAATTAGCAAAAAGAATTATTGGGCAGAACGTGCAAGTGACTACGACATAGATATGTTGCAGCAAAAGTTACGTGTAGAGCAAGATTCACGAGCGATTGAACATAAAAAGCGTTTAGAAGCTTATAGATTACAGCAAGAATTCTTGGGGCGGAACTTATCTGCTAACGCAGCTAAGTTAGCCGCCTTATCTCAAAGAACATTAGACGAGTATTTAGAAAATGAGCGCAGCATAGATATTCGTGACATACCGTCGATACTTAACAGCGCCGCAAAAATTGCTGAAGTGGGCAAAAATTTACAAAGCGGCGCATTAGGTGTTGAACAGCTACTCGTTGCATTAGAAGAAGCAGATTTTGATGAGTAGCTACGAAAAGATTTATTTTGCAACTACTGGATTCATTCGGCGACCGGCCCTTTTTTCCCTCTCCATAAACCTCCTAAATAGCGATCTCGAGATCCCTTCCAGCGCAAGGGATTTCAGCGACGCAGTTTCTGATTTTTTTGAAGCCCAGTCCTGTCGTAGACTGGGTTTTTCTTTTAGTCGCCCATAACATTTCCGTGATGCCGAGATTACAAACAATGGAGAAAAAAGTGTCTGAATCTTATTACAAAAACATTTTTGTTAATCGTAAAGAGCATTCACTTTCTTTGTTTGACATCGCCTTATTTGGGTATTTATGTTTTCTTTCACGCACTAGAATTTTCATTCAGATGACTGTTGCTGAACTAGCAGAAGACATTCATGAGCCGTATTCTAAAGTTGCAAAAAGCATTCAAGTATTTAGCAAGATTGATTTTATTCGCAGAGTGCAATACAAAGAAAACAAGGGATTGATGATTTCGCCATTCATGATTAACAATGGCGATGATAAATCAAAAAGATTCAAGCATGTTTTATGGGAGAGATTTGATAAATTGCATTCATAATTTACATTCATCGCATTCATTCATTTGCATTCATCGCATACATTCATTCATCGCATACATTTATTTATCGCAGAAATAGATGCAATGCGTATTGCGTTGCATTTATGCGCAATTAGATTTATTTGCTATATTTATTTATTCGCATGTTTATTTATTAACTATTGCAATTTATTTATTAACTAAAAAAGATTTATTATTTGCAATTATTTATTATTTGCAATTATTTGTTAATAGTATTTATTTGTAATTTCCAGGTATTTGTTAATTAAAGTTATTTGTTAAATGCAATTATTTATTAACGATTGCTATTTGTTATTTAACAATTGCTATTTGTTATTTAGTAATTACTGTTTATTTGTAATAGATAGTATTTGCTAAATGTTATTATTACTTTGCAGATACTGTTTATTTATAATTGCAGCTATTTGTTAAATGTTATTATTTGTTGATGATTGCTAAATGTTAAATAGCAAATACTAGTTATTTGTAATGTCCAGGTATTTGCAAAACATTATTATTATTTGCTATTTGTTAAGTATTTGTATTTGCATTGAATCGTTACTTTATACTTTATAGTTAGTTAAATGTTAAAGTATAGCTATAAAGTATTCTAATCACCCGATACCTTGAAACTGCCCGGTGACGTGCAATAATGGACACAAGCGACGCCCCCAGTGGCGGAGCCCTCACAACTACAAATCTCAGACAATGACCAACACCAAAGCCACCAAAGCCGCAGCAGCAGCCGATCCCGCTGCCCTCCTGCTGGCCGCGCTTCAGGCCAGCGCCAAGGCCAACCCAACCCGCACCACCAGCCGCAGCACTGCCAAGCCCGAAGAACTGGCGCAGCCCCTCACCGACCGCGACCGTGCAGCCCTGGCTCAGCTTGGCTGGGTTGGCCGCCTCTCATCCCCCAAGCCCTCAGAACCCAAGCCCACCGCAAAGGTGAAGCCCGGCCCTGTCATCAACCCCGCCACCTATGGCGACCTCAGCCCCGAACGTCAGGCCAGCGCCCAGTTCTGGGCGGGCATCTGCTCAGTCTTGGCACGCAGCAACGGCCGCGTGTGGCTCCCAGAAGCCGCAGCAGTCGCAGCACACCTAGGTGTGGAAATCACCTCACCAGCTCAGCTTGCCGCCCGCCTCTCAGCCCTCACCGGCCTGCCAGTCAGCCGACCCACAGCAGAAGCCGGATGGCTGTTGTGTGACATCAAGGAGCCCATGGCAGCCGCCGACGTATGGGCCCAACTGTTCAACGCCCACCTCTCAGCCTATGGTGCAGCCATCGCGGCCCGGTAACCGCAGCGTCCGGTAGGGTCGGCCTCATCAGCCGGCCCCACTGGGGGTGGCCTCTCCTGCCAGGGGGGCTTACTTTACCCGTCACCCCAAATTTTTTTCCCCTATTCTGGCTCACTATTTACAAAGTATCAAGACTTGACAGATCGCGCACAACACTCTAAATTTACTGTGTTATCACGCATGTCATGTCAAAAACAGAACGCATTGCGCAACTAGAGCAACAAGTGCAAGAATTGCAACAGAAATTAGATGAACAGCTAGATGCAATCAATATGCTACTGCTTGATATTAAAGATTTACAACAATTTAAACGCTTTGTTGAATTGTCGAGCGCATCACGAAAATCTCAATATGATGTTGTCAACGCAACACGTGAAATGACGTGAAAAGCACACTTGATCGACAAGCTTTTATTGAATTATTACGTATTTATTTGCGCCCTCAAGACTTCAAACGCTTTGCGATAGCTAGTAATTTGAATGAAAAATCACGTTTTTTGTTTCGCATGACTCAAAAATTGAATAAATTTGAATATGTCGTGATTACTTGTGAAAATCAACAATCATTTGTTAATTTTATCCCTGATGATGTCGCTACTCGCCCCTTCTCCGAACTAAAAAACTCTGATTTTATCCCTGATGTATTATTCTTCGCTGAATAGACTGCCTGTAACCTCGCCTCAGTGCTTATGTCACGCAATGTCCCCGTTGACAAAGCTCTCTACGCTCGCGTAAAAGCTGCTGCAAAACGTAAATTCAAAGTCTACCCTAGCGCCTACGCAAATGCCTGGTTAGTGCGTGAATATAAAAAGCGGGGTGGGCGTTATCGTGTGGAGAAATGAGTCGTCATCATGCCTAAAAAAGCACGCTCTGGGCTCACTCGCTGGTTCGACGAAGAGTGGGTGGACGTGAAGACGGGCAAGCCCTGTGGGCGCTCTACTGGGGAGAAGCGTCGCAGCTATCCAGCTTGCCGCCCATCCAAAAGAGTTTCTGCTGACACGCCGAAGACTTCCAAGGAGCTGACGCCAGCAGAGAAGCGTCGCTTTAAGCGTGAAAAAACAAGCTCAAAGAAGATAAGCTATCAACACCGTCGCAAGAAGAAGAGCTAATGCCAGCGAAGGCGCGCAGTAGTCGCTATGCAGATCGAGCTGCGTTGCAATCGCTCGGGCTGTTTGAAGACACATCAAAACTGCGTGCAATAGCACGACGTGGCAACAATACATTTGATCACTCCGCCTGTGAGATCAAAATAATCTCAGATCTGCTTCCACATCAAAAAGATTTTGTCACAGACTTTGATCATCGCATGGTGGCGCTATGTGGGGGATTTGGTAGTGGGAAAAGTTTTGCAGCAGTCACGAAATCAATACTTTTATGCTTTCGCAGTCCGGGTTTTACGCATTTATTCCTTGAGCCCACAATTCCACTTTTACGCGACGTTGCGATTCCTGCGTGGCAAAGCGTACTTGATAGATATGGCATTCCGCATGAGTTTCGCACAAGCCCACTACCAGTTTTTACGTTAAAACTATCAAGGGGCGACACCCCTATACTTTTGCGTTCATTTGAAAATTACAATAGAATTATCGGTGTTAACGCCGCAAGTATGGTTGTTGACGAAATTGATACAGTTTCGACGCAGACAGCAGAAGCGGCAATTGTAAAACTGCAAGGGCGTGTTCGTGTAGGAAAATGCCCTCAGCTGGGCTTTGCATCTACGCCCGAGGGCCACAAAGCTCTTTATAACATGTTTGTGCGAGAGGCATCAGACGAGAAAGCGCTTTATAAAGCAAAGACAGCAGATAACCCATATCTTGATCCGGGCTTCATTGAAAACCTGAGAGCCACTTATCCCGCCAATCTGATTGAAGCTTATCTGAACGGCGAATTTGTTAATCTTTCGCAAGCAACTGTCTTT